TACAAGTAAGTAACTTTGGTGGTGATGATAACGATAGTGGCGATAGTGAGTCAGACAATTCCTATAAGAATAATCAAGACAATAGCCAGAACAATAACCGAAACAACAAACAGTCAGATAATAATTCACAATCTAACTCAAATGATAAAGAAAGTCAAGGTGATAATCAGGACGATAATCAGAATGGGGATGGTGATTCTTCACAAGATAATGATGATGACTTAATTGAACCTGAAGTGGGTGCCTTATTTGATGACGTTATGACAGGTAAACAGTATAGATGGAATGGTAATGAATTTGAAGAGGTGTAGATAAATGAAAGTAACAAAACTAAATGAATCTAAATCTGATATCCATCTATATTATGATGAATTTTCGGGAAAAACATATATATTTGATGGTAAGAAATTAAAAGAGATAGATAAATCACCAGATCAGAATAATAGGCCTACAGACGAGGATGAAGAAGCAAGACAGCAAGAGCATGACAGACAGCAAGAAGCTGAAAAGAATGAGGCTGGAGAAGGCACAAAACAGAGACTAGAAGATCCATTTGAAAACGAGACCGAAGAGGAAAGAGCAGAACGTATTAAGAAAACACAAGATATGTTCAAAAATCCTGACATTTTAAAGGATTTAGAGAGTGAAGAAGAGTATACTAAAAATGCAGAAGCCCGCTCAGAGAGAATTAAATCCTCTAACAAGAAAGAAATTAAAAAGTTTGATGGTAATCTAGCTACATTTAAGACTGATTTAGAAAAGCTAATAGCATCTCAAATTAAAAGAGTAAAACAACTTACATGGAAAGCAAGCGACCCTAGATTTGAGGGTACAGGCATGTTTAGAAGAGGTAAGTTAAGAAGAGACTCAATAAAGAAACCTTTACTTATCGTGTATGTAGATCAATCAGGTTCTTGGGGTGATAGTGATATTAGAAAGGCAATGAATGCAGTCTCTGGCTTAAGAGAGTTTGAGAAAAAAGGATTGCTGAAACTAGAAGTAAAATACTTTGCAGATTATGTATCTACATCATCAAATATAAGCGGTTCTACTAGAGCATTACCAGAAATACTAAATGATATCAGAGCAGAACAACAGTATAATCCTTTAATCAATGTAGCGGTATTTACAGACGGGGACTTTGATAGTCAATGTAAATTTGAGGGTCAGTTAAGAATATCTGGTGGTGTTTGGTTTATCTTTAGGGATGGTATTAAAAGTGAGCTATTGTTGAGGTCTCTATCAGGTAAGCAAGCGACAAGAATGTATACTACAGGTGAACTTGAGTAATGACAGAGCAAGAATACATAAATGAGATAAAGCTAAAGTTAACAGGTGATATTCTTGAGACTGAACTATCAGATGATACATACCATAAAATACTACAATCAGCATTGAGGGAAATACAGAGATATATAAATAGTACATATATAATAACAGTTCCGTATAAACCATGTATAGACTTGTCTAATAAAGCAGACACAAATGATATTGAAATAAAAGTAAACTCAATTACATCAGTATTCAGGACAGAGGACTTAACAGGTGGTAGGGGAAATGTAGACGTAGTAAAAGACCCTATGCAAGTTGCACAATGGCAACTACTAAGTGGTATGGGTAATATGTATTATTTCCAACATGCAATAGATAATCTAGGTGCATGGAGTACAATGCAACAGATAAGAAATACAACAAGTACTGATTTACAGTATATTTATGATGAACATACAAATAAGTTGTATATAAATGTAGTACAGGGTACACCACAGAAGATTACAATTGAGTATGTACCGAGATATTCTAATGTAGAAGAGATAACATCTGATTTTTGGATAGATATGCTAATGAGATTATCAGTAGCATTAACCAAAGTAACTTTAGGAAGAATAAGAACGAGATATACACAATCAAATGCATTGTGGACACAAGACGGTGACACTATACTAGCAGAAGGCAATGAGGAATTATCAAATATCAGACAAATGCTAGTAGATAATACAATGTTAATGTATCCAGTAGATTAATATTTAAGGAGAACAAATAAAAGAATGGCTAATTATATAACAGAAGCCTTTAAGAAGTTTGACATGCTAGAGGATTTAGAAGAGTTTGATATCAATGCTGGTTCACTAGAAGATATGAAGTCTTTTATTGATGTTAATGGCGAGGATGACTTCACGAATGACAAAGATATCTTTGACTTAGAAGCACAGGCAGAAGAGGACTTAAAACAGTCTTATTTAGGTAAAGCGGTGCTGAAGTGTAATGTGTGTCAATCATTAATCTTTGAAGATCCAAATGAGCTAACAGAGAATGAGGATGGAATTATCAATATTGATACAGAGTGTCCTTATTGTCTATCTTATGAGGGATATAAGATTATCGGTAAGATTGAGCCATATAACACAGAAGAGCCTAAAATTGAGCCTGAGGTAGAAGTTGAAACAGAAGTTGAACCAATTGAGGAGTCGGTAGATAAAACAGGTACTGATAGATTAATGGGTTCTAAAGAGATCTCAGGTGACAAGAGAGGTAATGGTGTAATTGCTATTACAGGTGATGACGAGAAGCTATTAGGACATAAGCTAGACAAGTCATTACATGAAGAGCTTGAAGATGAGGAAGTAATTGAAGAGAGTCAGGATGCTAGTGCAGTTGAAAAGGACTTATTAGATGAGTCCGCAGGAGATAATCTTTGGGATAAGATTGCAAAAGCAGTAGGCATTGAGAAAGATCTTACCGAAGAAGTAGAGGATAGTGTAGAAGATGAAGAGTCTCTACAAGAGTCCGTAGAGTCAATCAAAGTTGAAACTGATTCAGATGTAATTGACGTAACCCCTCATGAAGATGGCCAGGTAGACGTATCTGTAAAGTCAGATGACTCAAAGCTTGCAGAATTAGATGGATATGACAATGAAATGGTAGCTCCTGCTTCGGAAGAAGATTTTGAGCCTACGAAGATTGATGCAGACGGTGAACCTTTAGAAGATTCGGATGAAGATTTTGATGTGGATGACTTTGACGAAGATTCCTTTAATGAGCTAGGTGAAAGTTATCTTAAGAAATGTTATGAGAATGTAAACAGCTTTAAGACTGTAGGTGTTTCTCAGAAGAATGAATCGCTTATGGTTGAGGGTGTAATTGGATTCTCTAATGGAAATAAGAAGTCAACTACTTTCACATTTAATCCTGTATCATTAAAGGGTAAGAGATTAAAACTTGAGGGATTCAATAAGCAGTTAGCTTCAGGAAATAAGCCATTTAAGGTTAATTGTATATATGACAAAGGCAGAATCATTGCAGAGTCTCTGAACTATAACTACACTGGAAAGAACTCACTAAATGAGTCCATGAAAGTAAGTGGCACAGTAAAGAAGAATAAGAAGAAGTAATAAAAATAATGATGAAGTATGGACAATTATTAGACCCTCAAATAAAAATGCACAGACAATACTTTAGAGAGATGTGCAAATTATTAGGGATATATGTACTATACAGACCTATTATTGAGTGTGACACAAAGAACAAATATACAACCTATGCAGAAATGGATGTTAACTACAAAGAACCTATGTTAATAGGTTGTATATTTGATGAACACCCAACACAGAAAACATTAAGGAAAATGGGTTGGAGTTCAGAGTTACAAGATAATTCCTCGTTCATACATGTTGACTATGACTTACCAGAATTACAAGTAGGTTGCTTGTTTATAATACCAAGTGCCTTAGATGATGCAGTAGGTAGAATATTCAGGGTAGTATCAATGGAAACAGGAATGATATATCCAGCATCTGTAACATGTGAGATAGTTCCTGAATATGTAAATGAGTTTGACACAGTATTTGATTATGATGAATCTGATACATGTATATTAGGTGAGGAAGAACTAGGACCTACTTCAGCACTAACAGAGAATGAGTTGGATTTATTAGGTGAATGAAAATAAGAGTTCCTATAGAGTGTGAGTATTCTTTTGTCCTATTATTAAAAAGAAAGATTGAGAAAGACATGACTAGATACATGAAAACTCAATCATACTTTGATAAATATGTTAAGGATATATTTAAAGTAGATATATCAGTGGAGAAGATCACAAAAGAGTGGATTAAAAGTATAGTAATACTAAAGACACAAGATGATTGGATAATAACTACAGATACTACAAGAATATATCCAAAAACAAGGATAACAGTACACTCACTAATGATGTTCATAGCAAATGGAAATACGCAGATAAGAGGAATATCTTTTATACAATCATATTTCACTCAATTAAAACGAAACATATATAGATATTATATAGTATGGAAAAGAATAGGAGTATTAGTTTAATTTGTCAACATACTTGTATGATAAAGCATTACTTGAGAAAATACAGAATTGGACAAGTACTACTGGACTACATGTATATGGAGTAGATGAGACAAGACAATTATGGGAAACAATGATAGATGATAGTGGTAAAGATGAACCTATATCATTCCCATTCATAACACTAAACAGAAATTTAGGGTTTGAAATTGTCAATGATGGGACTACAAAGAGACCTTTATCCTATGACGGGTATACTAAAGATGTAAACTTTGATAAGAAGATATCTACAGTAATAAATGAAATACCAGTAAGCTTAACATATCAAATTGATGTATTCACAAGATATGCAAGAGAGGCAGAAGTATTAGCAAAGAATTTAGTATTTAATATTGTTAATTATCCTGCATTAGAAATAGAAATACCAAAAGTAAATATACCGCATACAGCGGTAATTGAACTAGATGACCAAATAGAAGATTCTAGTCATATTTCAGAAGTGTTCGTAAGAGGTAATTTTACAAGATTAACAATGAGGGTAGTAATTCCTGATGCACATCTATTTGATGTTAGAGAATTACATAATGTTGAACTTGACTTTAGAATAAATGATAAATACGAACCATAAATATAAGTAAATTATATAACTAACTAATAAGTAAGGAATTATAAATGGAAAGAATTATAATTACAGAACGTGATAATACCTCGAATGTGGAAGCGTTATCTAGTTATGATGTAGTGTATGTTCCAGGATTTAGTTTAGGAGTTAGCGGTACAATCAATAAGGATCATTATAGAAATCCAACTCTTTGTACTACTAAGTATCAGTTCTTAAGCTTATTTGGAAATACAACACCACAGTTTAAATCAACACAGTACTATCCAAAGGCAACTGATAAGAAGAGAGGTTTCCCAGAGTATGCAATCCCAAATGGAAAAGTAGCATCTGTATATACAAAAATAGAAGTTGTGAACTTTAAGGACATTAAGGATATTGCAGATAGTGGGTTCTACACAGTAGAAACAGCAAATGCAGAGTCTACTTGGCAACCACAGAGTGGAAAAACATACTTCACACCAAGAAAAGAAGTACAGGGATATGTAGTTGAAAAGATAAGTTCTGCTCCATATGAGGGTAAAGCAATCTTTTTAGGTGTTGACCCTAAAGCATCTAATTGGTATGAATTAAAAGGTTCTGAATATGAGCAAACAAAAGACACAGTAATAGATCTAACAAAGACTTATTATAGATTAGATAGCAATGTAATTCCAATGTTCAATGGACCTGAAACAGCAACAGGAAAAGGTGGAGATGCAGATCCAGGATATAGATATGCATTAATGCTTTTATCACTAGGTATCCCAGTATACTTTGAGCAAATGAATGAGTCGCTAGATGATATCACAGTAGATTCAATGTATGCAGGACTACAGCACAGATTTTGGACTACAGGTGACCCTATTGAGCAATGGAGTGACTATTCATTTGATAACATAGGAGATTATTCTGTTAAATACATCACTTCTGGCGGATATCCAACTTATGAATATGGATTATTAAGCAGTGATAAAAAGCACACTATATCTGATTTAGCACAGGCAATGATTGATATTGCATATAAGAGACAAGATGCAATTGCACTTATAGATCATACAGACAATCCAGATAGACCTATTTTAGCATTAGGAACAGTAGAAAGCACATCAGTAATTGATAGAGTAAGAGCAGACTTCCTAAATCTAGGTACAGGCAAGGACAGCTATGCAACAATGTTTACTCCACATTATGAGTGTTCTCACTCAGCAATCACAGGTGGGGCAGACGGAACATTTAGTTCAAGTATGCCAGCTTCATTGGCATTCCTTTCTGCATTAGCACAACAACTACAGAATTACAATCCATGGTTAGCTGTAGCGGGTGTAACAAGAGGAAAAGTTCCATATTGTGAGAGACTGCATGTTAATTATGCATTAACAAATAATATAGCGGATAGTTATCAAGCACTACCAGATAGTATTAGTACAACTGCTCCTATTTCAATTAATCCAGTAACATATGTAAGAAATGCAGGTTACTGTATATGGGGAAATAGAACATTAAGAAATAATGCTAGTGGAACAAAAGCAACATCATTCTTAAATATTAGAAACTTAACATCTGATATTAAGAAAACATTATATGAGACATCACAGCAATTAATGTTTGAGCAGAATACAGATGTATTATGGGTAAACTTTAAATCATCTGTAACTCCTATAATGGACAGAATGGTAAGTAATTATATCTTATCAGATTATAAGATCACAAAATTATCTGTTGACCCTGAGACAGGAGACAGAGTACCAGCATATAAGGTATTAGCAGAAATTAAGATAATGCCAATTAATAGTGTTGAGGTATTCAGTCTAGCTGTAGAGATTGAGAACAATGCAGTAAATGTTGCAGAGCGTTCTTAATATAAGGAAATAGGAAAGGAATAAATAGATAATGCCACAACAGGCACAACCAACAAGAGTAGGTGCATATCATTTTAGTGCTAATAAGGAGTTATATGAGATTCAAAGAGGTAATAACTTTGACTTCATCATAGATAAATCTTTAAATAACTTATTAGCATATGGAAGTGAAACAAAAACATTCCCAAATGCACAAGAATATATTAGATTATCAGTATCAAGTACAAGTGTTCCACACTTCTCACAGGAAGTAATTAACGTAAAACGTGGTAATACGGACGTTAAGTATGCAGGAGTAATGACATGGGGTTCTGGTGAACTTTCATGCTATGACTTTATCGGAGTTGAGACAAAAGATATCTTAATGGCATGGCAAGCAAAGTCGGGAAACCCTTTATATCAGACAGTTGGGCAACAAAAAGATTATAAAGTTAACGGAACACTTATCGAATATACACCAGATTATTCACAGGTGGTAAGAACTTGGAGACTAGACGGTGTATGGATAAGTGACATCAGAGAAGATGCATTTTCACAAGATGCAAGCGGTGCCAGAAAGATTACATGCACCATTCAATATGACCGAGCTTGGGTAGATTATGAAGCATAAAACACTTGCATAAAGTTAATAAATGATGTAAACTAGGTATGTAGCATTAAGTTACATACCTTTTACTTTATAATCTAACAGTTGCCCAACTGTCAAGAGGATATTATGACTAAAGAACTATTATATAAATTATATATAGAAGAAAACCTAACTAAAACAGAAATTGCTAAAAGATTAGGAACATATCATAAAAAGATTAGTGAACTATTAAAAGAATATAATATTACTAAAAGTAAAGAACAGTACAAACAATCAAGGGAAGAAAGTATAAAAAGAAAATATGGAGTTGAAAATATATCTCAACTTCAGTCAGTAAAAGATAAAAAGAAAAAATAGTAGCATTGATAAATATGGTACTGAGTATACTTTTCAAGCAGAGGAAGTAAAAGAAAAAAGTAGAAAAACAAAACTTGAAAAATATGGAGATGAGTATTACAATAACGATGATAAACATAAGGAGACATGTCAGGCTAAATATGGAGTAAATTACTATTGGCAAAGTGAAAAAGCAAGACAAGAGTATAGAGAAAGAAATAAAAGGAGAGAGGCAGGTTTTGGTTGTATGAGATTTAAGAACACTATTAGAGAAAAATACGGAGTAGAAAATATATCACAAGCACCTCATGTAGCACAGAAAAAGAGCAAGAAGTATAAAAGTGAAGATGGACTTACTTTTGATAGTAGTTGGGAATTATTAGTATATAATTACTGTAAGAGGAATAATTTAGCAGTAGAGAGAAATATACCTATAGAATATAACTATAATAATAAAAAGCATACAACCTTTATTGACTTTAGAATAGATGGTTATTTATTTGAAGTTAAAGGAGAACATCTTTTAAAAGGTTGTTTTGATTATGCTGATAATATGGTACCTATTAGTGAAAAGCTAAAAGTGTATAAAGAGAATAAAGTAATAATTATTACTAATTATAAAGATTTATTTGGTAAAGCTAATAGTACTAAAAGTAATGGATTTAGATATCCTAATAAGTGCAAAGATCCATTAATAGGAGTTGATATTAAACTCTTTGATAATCCTGATTTTCCTTATAGGGAAGATAGACCTAAATGTTTTTATGATGTAAGAGTAGATAATAATAGAAGTTCATATGAAGCCTTTCAAGATGAATCTTTACGTTGGGAAATGATTAAAAATAGAATAGAGTATGCAGGTGGATTTATTGATAATAAATCTATTTTAAATGCTATGAACATTACAAGAAAGTGTAAGCAACCTAGTTGGTTTAGTAAGAAATTTGCAAAAGAACTAATTACTAAATATATTACTACAGATACAGTAGTAGATCCTTTTGCTGGGTGGGGAGCTAGAAATGATGCATGTAAAGAATTAGGAATTAACTATATAGGAATAGATTTTAATAAAGAGTTAGTAGATTGGCATAAAAGTTGTAAAAGAAATATAGAGTATGGAGATGCTAATACCTTTACATATAATGGAGAGTGTTCAGTATTAATATGCCCACCTTATCAAGATGTAGAAACATATTTTGAAGGACAAGACTTAAAAACTACACAGTGTGAGTGGTTAGATACAGTCATGAAAAACATACCTAATGCAAAAGAATATATAATGGTATGTAAAGTAGTTGATAAAGGCTGGGAAAAGTATATAATAGAGACTAAAGGGAATAGAAGTCATTTTGGTAAAAATACTGAATATGTATTGAAAGTAGATAATAAAGTATGAAGCATTTAGAAATTAACAGAATTAAAAACAAAAGTGATGATTGGGGAGAGGGGCTAATTGATGAGAATAAGCAGTACATTTCAACTATAAAAGAAGTAATAGTTGAATAAATTATAATCAATATACAGATAAAAAATGAGAGTAATATTTGACAGAGAGAAATTAACAAAAAATTCATAGGATATATTAAGACATGGTTGAATATAAAATAGAAAGAAATTTGCCCAATAGTTGGTTAACAATAATTGACGGTGATACGGAAGTCAAGGAACATATAGCACAATTTCTAAGTAGATACAGAACAGAGATAGATAAACATAACTTTACAAGATTAATACAGGTACTAAATAAAAAGTATGGTACACAAATAATTGGATTAGTTACCTCATTACTTGTTGATTTGGATGCACATGCTGTATCTTCTGCGTTGACTTCCCTTACTATCGAAAATCATCACCTTGTATCACGAATGCTATTGAATGAACTTACTATCGATGAAGATACGAACATTGAATTGTGGGTAGTATCAAGTGAGATTAAGCATCTTACTATTAACTTATATAATGACAAACAGATGAAGCATTTTTTAGATGAACTTAATACTTGCGAAATTAAGTTATTAAGTATTAAATCAGCTAATAATAAAAGTTATTGTATTAAAACGGTAAATAAGTATAAAAATATTAAAGATGTTGAGTTTATTTAAATATGAGGGTAAGTAAATATGATTATATGGTAAAAATTTTTATATTGTACTTAATGACGTAAATATATATAACGTCTACTTGAACGAACAGGCTATCAGATGTTTCTCCTTTTACTACAGCAGAATTGAGAACCTAACCTGTGAGATATATAGTATGGACGATATGTACGAATTGAAGAGAGCAATACACGAAAGTTCAATTGGAAAATTAACAATTAAATTACATGGTGATTTCAGTAGTGATATTAAAGAAATATTTAACGATTTCAATGTAGATGAAATAGTAGTAGAAAACATTTAGTAAGTATGGAAAGATTAGTTATTGAAGGAATTTGCAATAAAAAAGATATATACAGAAAGAGTTTAACAGGTCGTACTAAGCAGACTATATTCAAATTTTTCAGGCAACATAAAGTAGAACTTAAAGAATATAATATTGATTTTTTATTGAGTGACTGGTTTTTCTCCTGCCTGGAGCCAGACCAAAATAAATGGTTTTTTAGTCTGCTTATTGATGTATTTCCACAATCATTAATTCAAAAATTTTTCAATGAGCTTATAAATTATTCTGAATTCGCAAATTACTATTATGTGTTATTGCATAGCGTTACAATTGATAAACTTTTTATTGAAGCTAATATGGATTCCGACTTGATGTTTATTAAGAGTGATATAGCGACTCTTGACTGTAAATTCTATCAAGAAGAAGGACTTAAGGATTTTTTAAATAATTGTAAAGAGGTAAACATACAAAGACTTATTATAGATGAACCCTTTAGCTTAGATAAAGAAGATATAGAAAAACTACTTTCAACAACTGATTCATCTGCAAAAGAGATAATATTTAAGAAATGATAAACTTAAACGAAGCAACAAGAAACCAAAGTAAAAGTAAATCCAAAAAAGGTGCTAACTACAAAGATACATCTAAAGGTAAAAATAGATATGACAGGAGATTAAGAAGTAAATTATTATCCTCTGTCAAAAATTTTAATTCTATTGATATGAATAAATTATTCAAAGAGGGTACCTTAGAAGTAAATATAGATGTACAAGGAGAAACTGATGTCTATATAGTAACTGTAGAGTTCGGTGATATATTAACTCAACTACATAAGCTATTAAAGGAAAATAATAATAATTTAGATAGAAGAATTATTATGAAGTCTATAATGAGATCTTTTAATAGTGCTGATGTACGGTTTAGATGTACTTGTGCGGATTGGCAATATAGATTTGGTTATTTTGCTACAAAGAATGACTTAATAGTAGGTGAAAAAGAAAATAGACCGAGTGACATCACTAACCCTGATGACAGCTTAGGTGCAGGGTGTAAGCATGTAAATCTAGTATTAGCAGATAGTAGTTGGGTAATAAGAGTAGCAAGTGTTGTATATAATTATATAAACTATATTGAAAAACATAGTGAAAGATTATATAAGAAAGTTATATATCCTGCTATATATAAGGATGAGTTTAAAGAAGAGAATCCACAACTTGATTTAGATATAGAGGATAACGATACACTTAATACTGATAAGGAGACAATTGATAAGGCTAATAAGTCAGCAAGAGAAAAGAATTGGTTTAAAAAGGACAATGAATATAGGTTTAAACCAAGAGATAAACAAGTAGAATTTGATTTAGATAGTCTTGACAATGAGGAAGAGTAATGACATTTGAAGAGTTAGTAGTAGATACAAAACAACTAAAAGATAAAAGTAAGATAGGTTATGACTTAACAGGAGATACTGTTAAATTATTAGTGTTAAGAGGCGACTTATCTTATTTAGAAAATGCTTTTAAGAAAGTTAAGGTTAAAGAACTACATATCTATGAACCAAACTGTGAACATACTACTGAACTAATTAATAAGATATTTAAAGACTGTAAGATAGATTCAATTAAATACAAGAAGATATAGTACAGACAATCCAGGACAAACCAGGTTGACCTGGATAAAGAGAAAATATAAATTAAGTATAAAAGTATACTTAAAATAAAAAAGTAGCTTAAAACGTAAATAAA